ATGTTTTCCAAACAGGCTACCGCCAAAGAATGGGGAAAGCGTAAAGTAAATGACATAGAAGTTAACGGCTACCAGGCAGGGGAAACTGATGTACCACTGGGGAAACTAATCCAGCAGTACCTGGATGATCCGCACATTGAGCTTAAACGCACCAAGCTTAAAGTGTTAGAAATGCTTACCGACTGTGACATAGCCAAAGTTAATATTTTCGAACTGCAGTCTAAACATATTATTGAGCACTGTAAGCAACGAAAGGAATCAGGTACCGGCAAGGCTACTATAAGCCATGATGTAAGTTATATACGTGGTGTGCTAAAGATAGCGAAGCCAACTTGGGGTTATGACATTAACGATCAGTGTATAGTTGATGCCTACCCTGTTTTGCACGACATGCAGTTAATTGGTAAGAGCAACCGGCGAACGCGCCGCCCTACCTCCATAGAAATAGAAAAATTAAAAGAAGGCCTGAAAACGCGAGAATCACACAGAGAGAGCAAAATCCCATACCTTGATATTCTGGACTTTTCTATTCTATCTTGTATGCGTATAGGAGAGGTGTGTTCTATCTTATGGTCTGATGTAGACGAAGCACAGAAAGCTGTGTTAGTTCGAAACCGTAAAGACCCGCGAAAGAAAAGCGGTAACCACATGTTAGTTCCCCTGCTCGGTGGTTCGTGGGAAATCCTCCAGAGCCAGCAAAGAGATCAAGAGCGCATATTTCCCTATAATGCAAAATCGGTCACGGCCGGGTTCCAACGAGTGCGTAACGCATTGGGTATTGAAGATCTTCGTTACCATGATTTACGCCGTGAAGGTGCCAGCCGATTATTTGAAAAGGGATACAGTATTGATGAGGTTGCCCAGGTAACCGGGCATCGCAACATCAATACTTTATGGCAGGTATATACCGAGCTATTCCCTAACCGGTTGCATGAAAAAGACGCTTGATGTTTCATGCCGCTTTCAGCTGTTCAAAGTTAGCCGCTAAAAACTCAACCTGAACAACCAATGCCGGTGCAAATGGATGCCCGGTTTTTTTGGCCTCCGCCGCTAAACGTTTAATTTCCTCTACTGTATTCTGAATCTCTGCAACACTGTCTTTACCAATGGTACTCATGCGTACTTACTCCGTTAATGGTCTGAATAATTACCCAACTTGCTAATGTTCAGTGCCGGGCGTATTCGGCAACTGAAATATCAACGTATCACGGTCCTTAAACCGCGCAACAAATCGGGAACGATGGAATTCAATGGAAGATATGAGTGCTTGTAAGAGCCTTTCCTCTGCCTGGATGAATTCCAACCCAAAGAAAAGTAGCGGAAGATTTACCAGCGAATTTTCTTGAGCTGGTAAGATACCTTAATCATATTTTTGGCTAACGCAACAGGTTTTTATGCTTGACTCGAATTATTGGTTTCCAAATAGGAAACTTAAACTTCTTGACAAAAAAATCAAAATCATTAAGGACTTAGTAATTTTGATATAGGCAGATAAATAGATGAACGGGTAGATTCCACATGACTGAAACAAGGCTATAGCACGTTTACCATAGCCTCCTATATCGCTTAGTACTTTAAAATAAACCGCTTTCCAGTATGAGACTCAATCAGCTTCGATGTCTGGGTTAACAGTAAAGTGGACATATACGCATGATGTAATGTCAGTACTAAGTCTTGCAACACCTGATCATCTTCTAGTTGAGTAACTACAAGTCCCAACTCTTTGGCTTTATCAAAATGAACATGACGACTATGTTCTTTTGTCTCAGTTGGATTATTAAGATGATTGATAATTTGCTTAGTGATCAACTCTTGAGCCTCTGGGTCGTGAGCCTTTAGCATATTTTCTTTCAGCCACTTAGGCACAATGGATGTTGCGAGCTCAATAACCCTTTCACATTCTTCTAAAAACCCGGGAGGGTATTTCGATATCATTTGTTGCCAAAGCGGTAGGTTATGAGGATTCTTTTTAATATCTTCAGAAGCCCTGGCAAATTCATCCATTACAGCAAATGTTGAAACACCCTTAATCGATGGATCAAATGGGCCAATGCACGATTGATGACCCATAATAATTTCTTTTGTGCCACAAGCAATCATAGTACCGGCTGACATAGCCATTTGTGGGATTATAGCGCGAATATTTTCTCCAAATTTCTTGCGGAGATAATAGACTATCGATTCGGCTGCTGTTACTGAACCACCGGGAGTATGTAAAACAAGGTCTAGCCCTTTGTCACAATCCATACCCTCTACAGTATTCATGAAGCCATTTTTATCTAAATCATCAATGGATAGATTTGGTGGTTGCTTGCCATTGACATTAAGCCAGCCAGAATAATAGCAGATAACATTTCTATCAGTGTGGCGTGCCAGGTTCTCTAACTTTTGATGCCTTATTATATCAGGTGCACTCTGAACACCTTGCGCCGAAAGTGCAGTAATTGACTGTAATACTTCATTTAAACTGGGCACAGCAGTTCCTCTCAAATTCCATTTAAAGAAAAGCCCGCCAAAGGACGGGCTGCATCTATTGCTATTTTAAATAGCCTACAATAAGCAAGTACTATTAACGATCGTTGGGGTTTCTTTTAAAACTGTAGAATTAGATATAGTTGCTTTTACGTATTCTACCTTGAAAAAATCTTCATTATCAACGGTACTAAATTCTACGCTCGAACGTACTAACGGCTCGCTAACACCATTGCAAATTCTTCCCTGTATTTCACTCAACGATTCATGTTTTAGTTTGTTCATAGCCACCATCCTGTTTTTATAAATCCCACTTCAAACAACAAACACTACATGTAGTCATTTTTGTTTTAATTATTACCATATGTAGTGAAAAGGTTAATTTAAAGGGCAAAAAACCCGCAATAAACGGGTTTTAAGCAGCATATTTTTTATATGTTGCATTCACTAATAATCAGTGATAGGAGCAAATAAGTCAATAAATATAAGATTGAACTTTGGATTTAAGTGAGTTACGCAGCCTTTCCTATCCACTCCTGCTTGGCAAGCTCTCGCTGTTTATCTATCAATACTGCGAGATCGTTTACATGCACAAACCAGGGGGCTTTCTGACCGGTACCAATTTGGAATGCAGGAACCGGTAGTGTACCGGCTTTGGCTTTTTGTATAGCAGTATGCCTGGCACAACCAAAATAGTCTTCACAGATCTCTTCCAATAGTACGGTAGTTTTTTCAAACTGGGCCATCAGTAGTAATGCCGTATTCATTGTATTGCGTCCCCCGGGGCACAGAAAGTAAACATAAACAGCTCATAATTCAGTAACATTATCGATTTTTACCCGTTCTTTACAGGGTGAATGTTAAACACCCATTTAGGAATCGGTAGCTTGAAAAAGACACAGAAATACAGAACGGGCTTTGCGTACCATTTTAAGGTTATCTTCAGAGTTAAACTCGCTTCGGCCATCTTTTAATCTCCCTTTTCGTGAAAGTTATTTATGCAGCACGTTTTTTGTTTGACTGCACAGTTCTCTCGCTATGCAGACACCCGCAACTTTTCGTGTTGCCGCTTTTTAAGTTTGATGTTTTAACTTTTATTTTGTTGCCACATGCACATTCGCAATCCATAACACGTTCACCAGCGCGGCCATCCTTCCTTTTTGATGTGTGGCTATAACCGCAAACCTTTAATCGGCCAAATATGTCGCCTGGCTTAAGTGAGTCATGCCTCATTGGGTGCTCCTTGCAATTTTTCGTACATATCGACCATCATTTGCATGTCAGACAGGCTGTGTAAATCACCATGGATTGGGTAATCAACAAACCGGCGTTCAAACGCACCGGCCCAAAAGGCATCAGCCTGCGCCGTACCAATCCGGTATGGATTGATAATCCTTTCGCCATTAGACTCAAATTTCAGGCTGGCCATGTACCCAGCTTTAAATTCATCTGAGCGCCGGGTAACTCCGGTTTTAAATCGCTCTGCAAATATTTTTTCAATATCCATAACCAGGATCTTTTCGTTAAAGCCTATTCAGGCCGCTTTGCAGCCAAAAATAGCAGTTCGCCATAAGTCAAAATTACGTTTAGTTCTGCCATCAATAGCTATTACCTTCACTTGTCTATTCGGCAGGTCAGTTACCTCAACTTGGTATTTCTTTGAGCTGCGAATATTGAACAACAATCCTGACGCTCTTTTTGCAGATAAGCCTATCTCGGCGCCAAGTGAAGCAGCTGTATACCAACCATTACCAAGCATTGCTTCAGCTGCTATCAAAGTTAGATTCATGCTGCTTTCCGCTTTGCTAATTCTGCAGCATGGCGCTGTTTAAGCTCTTCGGCGTATTCAGCAACTGGATATGCAAACATGCGTCCGTCTTTGAAATAGCCCTTGGTCAATTCAAATTCAGGTTGTGGCAGAGTGAACCCGGTACCATCAGGAATAAAACAGATTGGGTTCTCTCCCCAGTCAATACCCATCCACCCAGATTCAGGGACATCTGAAGCATCAACGTTTTTATCCAGGGCGGCTTGCAGCTTCTTTGGGTTAAATGGATCACACGAACGCTCAAAGTAAGCAACGTTATTGAACGGCGGTGGAGTTTCTTTGTTGGTTTTCCAGAGAAGTGTTGCCATCACGCCACCTCAGCTAGACTAGGTATTTCATCAAAACCCACTCGAAAGCCAGCAGCATTCTTATGGCCACCTCCACCAAATAAGGTAGCTATTACTGATACGTCAACGCCGTACTCCTGAGAACGCAGGCTGTATACCCTGCCCTTTTCGGTTTCGTAATAACATGCAGCGAATGGCTCGTTCTCACTCATGATGTTTCCAGCTTCACTACTGAAAAAGTAAGGCGCATTCATCACCGGTACGTTGTAGCCTGCAATGACAGTGCGGTGCGCAGCAACGCGAATAAGCTCGTTTACATCTTTCATGTGCTTGCGCAGTATCGCTACGCCTTCCTCAAAAAGAGATTCGGTGGTTCGTTCTAAAATTAGCTGGTCCCACACTTCAACGTCGTATGGGTAGCTAAACACTGCCGCTTGAATTTCTTTGGTGCCTGCCAGCTTAAAACGCCATAAGTCGCGGTCTTCAATATGTTTGATAAGCCAAGGCGCCTCACCTTTATTAAAGTATTCCCAAGCCATCATTGCGCCACTGCGGTTCATATCGAAAATGGCGGTTACGTTCCCGGGTAAGTCCACCAAATCAGACTCTGCTGATTTATGGTGATCAAGTATGGTAACGCTGTTCGCAGCCATCGCCATTTTTACCAACACATCACGCTTATAACTAAAATCAACCATGATGACATCGCGCCCGGTGACTTCTGGTGCCTCATGCCCATAGTGGCCAGCGTGAAATTCAACATCATCGCCCAGCGCATGACGAACTGCCCAGGCAGCGCCGAAACCATCAGCGCAGTTACCGTGATAAATACATAGCTTTTTCATTTAACCTTCCCTTCTAATTGTTAATACTCGTTCTCTTCAGCAATTCGCTGGCGCTTTTCTTCTTCGTAAGCGTCGATATCAAAGGTTCTTTCGAACTCTTCGCATTCATCACACATCAAGTGGCCGCAAATATCATGTTTGGCAGGTGCGCCACAGTCTTCACATTCACCCATTCATAGACTCCCTAACATAGTTGCTGGTAGCATCACGCCACCAAATGATGAAAAGCACCTGTAGAACGCACTAATGTTTTTACCGAGATAAGCAACCGAACACCCCTTAGTGTTTTGGCTAAGCTTTATGCCTTCTGGCGTGTAAAAACTGGTTCGTCCATCCAGCAAACACAATGGGTAACGTTTCAACGGTTTGAACCATGCTTCCCCAGTGCTCGCATACGTAATACAAAGAGCCTGGTCTACATTTCCTCGTTCGTATTCGCTGACCAATTTATTAATCCAAGCAGCATTACCAGGTAACTCTTTATCAAGATGGTGGCCACGCTTTATGCATGACTTCTTTTTGCAGTTTTTCTTGCATGCTGTTTCCCTTGCTCCCCAAGGGTGATTCATCCAGACATTACCTGCCCAGTTCTGCAGAAGACCGTCATCAGCCTTTGTGAATATGCGCTTAGCTTTAACACGTTGGTTTGCCACTTCACTGGATGCTGGGTCTAGATCTATTTCACCCAATACAGCCCTGGCCGTTTGGATAATTTCTGGCGGTGTGTATAACTCCACATTTAAGCTGCTTTGGTTTATTTGCTGGCTCCGGTTCTTCATAGCCACTTACCTTTAATTAACTGGTAAACGCTGCGGCCATTAAATGCCCGGCGAATGCCATAACTGCGGGTAAAACTAACGAATGTGAAAAATGCGGTAGTAGCCAGGTTCTCGGTAAACGTAAAGTGCTTACCAATTAACGGAAACCAGATAATCTGTGATAGCAGAGCTACGCCGGCACCAATTAAGATATTGGTCAGCGCTTCCAATGCTGAATCTACTTTACTTTGTTTATGCATGGGCTCTGGCTAACTCCAAGTCTTCTTTCGCTGTCCGTACTTTCTCCAGTACCGAATACACATCTTCAATATCTGACTTAGTGAAATAGTTAGCGCGTAAGGTTTCTTCACCAATGATGTTGAATATGCGGTTAAGCTGGGTTAGCTCTGCATGTGTAAAAAATACAGCTTCTTCTTGTTCCATCTGAATTTCCTATGGCAGTACCTACAATTCAGCCCACTCAATGAATGAGCTGTCAGTAATTACTGCTGGGGATTAAGCGGCCGCTTCAATCATCATTACTTTGTCAATGCCGTTACGAATAACGGTTTTAACTTCATTGAAAGCGTCTTCCAGCACCTTTTCTGGCTCAATTAATTCAAACCAGATTTTCAGTTCACCATCGCGTAGGCGATAACGTAAACGGGCTGAAATGCGGTACTTAGTGCCGTTGTGGAACGGAGCAATGCCAATCGCAATTTTCTCGGGTACCGTTACAGTACCTTTGCTGTTGTTTTGCTCACTAAACTGAAATTCAAATTCACCAGACTGAAGCTTTACACCGCTATTAAATACAGCTGTACGGATAACGCTGAACTTGGTAGCGATTTCCAGCAGCTCACCACCAGAGGGTTCTGCAAAGTCTTTGATGTTTTCTTCAATAAACTCTGCGAACGCCAGCTGATCGAATTTGTGTTTATTGAAACGTGTCCAGGTATCCCACTCGCGCGACTTAGGGCAGGCATATTTAACTTCATGCTCACACCAAGATGGCTCAGCAACGCCGTGATAATCCAATAGGCCAGTAACCGACTGGCTATCGTCATTAAGCACCACCATGCTGTCGTCATTACAGAATTTGTTGAAATAGAGAATAAACGACTCTGGTGTTTGCACCTTTAGTGCCTTACGAATTCGGTTTGGGCTATCCTGAAACGCTTCAATGCTTTCCAATTGGTGGCCACGAGGCACAGCAACAAACGGTGTACATCCAGGGTATTGATGTAAATGCGTAGCAGCTGCATTTAAGAACTGGGTTTCGACAAAGTTTTGTTCTTCACTCATTAATAAGCTCTCTCTTAGTTCTGGCCAGATGCTTGTTTAAGCTCGGCCTGTTCTGTGGATTGGTTAACGGTCTTTAAGTCAAAAGTCCGTTGGTTTGGATCGTTACGGATAAGGTCACCCTCATAGGTAGACCACATAATGGTTTGCGCACGGTCCAGCTGTGGAACCTTGTTGTTAACGTTACTTTGCAGCGTTACCGTGTCTTCGGTGCCCTTCATTAAAGACACCTTTAACTGCAAGGTAACAGTGCCTTGCTTGCCAGTTTCACGAACCCCCTTAATAACCTCCGCTAACTGTTCTGTTAGCTCAGCATTAAGGCTACCTTTTTCAAGGTAGGAGAGTGTTTCGCTAAATGGGGTAATGTTTTTATCACTCATGATTGCTTCCTCAGCGTTGTGTTAAATGAAAAGCAGCCAGCTAAGCTGCTTCCTGTTGAACCTCTTGTACTTCAGCTTCGGCTTCCAGCTGCTCCATCAGCTTCTGGTATTCTTTCTCTGTGGCCGGTTCGCCATTGACCATTTTTATCTCGATCTCATTTCGAACAGCGGGGCAGGCAAAAAAGCTATTGCCGTATTTCTCGCGAAACTTATCGCTGTGTTTGTGGCTAACAGAATCCACTGGAGTTGCCCGACCAAAGATGTCCATCAACATCTGAGCATCCTGCATGCTCTCCACTTTGTACTGAATGCCGAAGCCGATTGTTAAGATTAAAGCCATGTATCTATTCCTTCTGTGATGCCAAGCACTAATACAAAGAGCAGAATGCCCAGTAACGCCTGGATGATTTCTTTAAATGGTTTGAGTTTCATGCCGCTTGCTTTACAGCCTTTGGCACACGAGTTAATTGAATGTGGCGTAACCAACCTTTGGTTATTCCCCGGTCACGAGAAGACAAAGCGTTGAGCCCCATGCAGCCAATCATCTTTCGCGTAGATGAATTAATCAGCACAACCACGCACCACGGAGTTCCGCTTTCCCATACTTCCAGCTCTTCACCAACCAGCTTGTTATTGAGGATGGCGCAGCGCAGTTTTAATGTGGCGATTTCTAATAAATTGACTTGTTTAAACATGGTCTTTCCTTTTGTTCTCAATCCGTACAATTTCCCCCAGGGCGCGAAGCGTTTTTAGGGGTATAAGCCCATCACGCCGCCATTGGTGGTTCTGGCGGTGGGTCAATCGACGTTGTTTTAGGGAAAACCAACTGCAAAGGACTGGCTTTCGAAGCCTCTTTAATCTCTCGCAGTAAGCGCAAGGGGTGAGTGCCATTTTTAGCAGGCAGTAAAAACACTTTAGTCATTGCTATCTCCTAGGCAGTTAATAGATTGATTTGCAGTTCACGCAATCGGTTTAACCGTGTAGCGCGAATAGTTCGATTGGTTCTCATGAGGCGTGTTGTTGTGCGGTAACTGCGTTCAACATCTTCGTTAACCGAACTGACCAGGCACAGCATGAAGCAAAGCATGTAACGCAAAACCCCCTGCTGAATGGCCTTGTGCACGGTTTCACGCATGGAATAGGTGTTGAAGCGAAAAGCTAAATCAGAACAAGCCTGTTTAATGGTGCTCGTTTTAACGCCCATTTCGTTAGCGATACGCTTTTGGGGGAAACCAGCCGCTACAAATAACAGCGTTCTGGCTTGCTGCGTGGGCAGCTTAGAATACGGCTTAGCATCTACCTGGATATTCTCCAGCTGGTAACCTGTGGTTGTTCTGATTGTTTTCATTACTCATCACTCTTAAAAACTTATGTTATTAATAATGACATAAAAACGACACTTGTAAACAACCAAAGTTATAACAAACTTAAAAACTAAGGTTATGGTTATGTTTTTATTATTATTTTTTTTGCAATTTTTATCAGCTGTATTTAAATTGAAAGGCATGAACGCATAAGGAAAAGGAATGCCAATGAACGGACTCAACTTTGTAGCGCTTGATGTCGAAACCGCCAATGAAGACCACAGCTCAATTTGTCAGATAGGGCTTGCCAGATTTATTGACGGTGAGTTAGTGGACGAATTGATGACGCTTATCGACCCATTGCAAGAATTTAGTCAAACTAACATCGATATTCACGGCATTGGGCCCCGCCAAGTCTCTGGAAAACAAACCCTCGCAGACTTTGTAGAAGATTTTTGGGCGTTTATCGGTAGTGATGTTCTAGTTACACACACAGCTTACGATAGAACGGCGATCACTAAAGCAACTGAGTATTATCGATTAAAGCAGGTGAATAATGTTCAATGGTTAGATTCGGCGAGAGTAACCAGAAGGGCGTGGACACAATTTTCTGACAGGGGATATGGGCTTGCAAACATATGTAAGCATTTAGGTATACACTTCGACCACCATGACGCTTTAGAAGATGCCATTGCATGCGGGAAAGTATTTGTAGAAGCATGTAAGAAAACAAACCGGTCAGTTTCTGATTGGCAATCAGAGCTGAGTAAAAGTAATTATCAGTTATCCAAATTCGAGCAGCTAAAAGTTGAAGCACTGAAAGGTGATCCAACTGGCGAACTGGCCGGGAACATTATTGTGTTTACTGGAAACCTAACCCTATCAAGAGCTGATGCCGCAGAGTTGGCGGCAAAAGCGGGTTGTGATGTGGGTAAAGGTGTTACTAAAAAAACAACTATGCTGGTTGTTGGTGATCAGGATTTATCAGTTCTTGCTGGTCATGAGAAAAGCAGGAAGCATCGCAAGGCTGAAGATTTAATAGAAAAAGGCCAGGTTATAACAATATTGAAAGAGTCTGAATTTATGAAGTTGGTATCAACGTAAAACGGAGTACCAGAATACCCTACCTATGACCTTGACGGATTGCGCTTCATCCGGAGACAAATTTTCGTCTGGGTATTCATCTACATTAAAACTTCTAATACGTAGACCGCCACCTGGCTTGCGTGTAAGCACTTTAACGTACAACTCCCCAGCCCAGTTGATAGCGTACATTTCGCCATCTACGATATTGGTAAACGCTGTGTCTACTCCAACAGTAGCGCCATCTGGTATGACAGGCTCCATTGAATTACCGGATACCTTTACACAAGCAGCATGATCAATGCTTACGCCCTGGCGTTTAAGGGTCGATTTAGAAAATCTTAATTTAGGTCCGTTTGTTTCTAATTGAATGCTTGAGCCATTTCCGGCTGATAGTTCCACTTCCATATAAAAAGGCAATTCCACATCATCATCATCTAAAGGTGTTTTGCTATCCCATGTTTCTAATGGCAAAAAGCCTGCTACATTTGAAGGCTCCTGCGAATTTCTTCCTTCAGAATACCCTTCTTCACCATATAATAACCAATCAGCAGAAACGCCAAGAACCCGAGCAAAATCAGTCAGGTTCCTTGGGCGCAGAGTTTTACCTTGCTCTATCTTCATTACAGCTACTTGGGAGACACCTACAAGGTCACCTAGGGCTTTTTGTGATAGCCCTTTCTTTTCGCGTAATTCTTTAAATCTATGTTCGAGTTTCATACCTATATTTTGATAACTATCGTTATTTAATACAAACAAGATTGGTTTTCGTTGAAAATAACTAGAGTTATGCTATTTTAACAACCTAAGTTATTAACATGAGACAATTCCAATGAGCGTAGAGGCATTAAAAAAAGCCATAAAAATATGCGGCAACCAAGCGAATCTCGGATTAAAGATAGGTAAGTCACAGGCCCATGTATCTGTATGGTTAACTCGAGATAAAAAAGCCCCAGCTGACATGGTTTTAAAAATAGAACAAGTAACTGGCGTGCCTCGTCATGAGTTGAGACCAGACTTGTATCCACCTGAAGAATACCAGGCACTCGCGGCAGTGATTCAACAAAAGCGTGCAGCCTAGTTTGTGTATGCATCGTTACTCTCCTTTAAATTCATAATTACTATAGCTCGGTTTAAAAGAGAGTCGCCCTACATCAAGCAGGTGTTTTTTTGTACAGCAACAACAGGATAATACTATGGATAAAGAAGCTCTTTTTTCAGATGTTTACCAAGAGAGTATGAGAGGCAAAAAGTTTCGCCCCTCTTACGCTAATGAAATGGTTAACTATGATGATTTTTATCGGGCGAGGTTTGGGCAAGTGCCTGAGCCAGCCTGTCGTAAATCTGGATGGCTCGCTCTGGCGTTGAATCATCTTCAAAAATGGAGTCGCATATTTTCTTAGCGATTTCCATATTGTCGGTGACCTCTCGGATAACCTTAGACACCTCTTCTGGGATGGTGTTTCTATAAAGTTCTAAGTGGTTGTCAATTGGGTTGTTGGATTTCACAGTTTTGCTTCCTTATTTTGGTATGTCGTTTCATGCAAATTCAGCATACCAATTTAAGGAAGTGCCTAACAGAAACAACAGGAAGAACAGCAATGCAGCAACCAATTTTTACCAGAGCACGGAGATACCTGTTGATGTTAAACCGAGTAATAAAAACATGGGTTGCAAAATTATGCACATTTGTTCGCCATTTGATGGGCGACTACGGAGATTTACACCCCCTTGCAGAGCCTGGAGTTGTTGTAGCTCGGATAGATAAAAGCGCCCTGACAGAAGACCAGTGGCGAGAGCTCGAAGCCGCCGGCTTTTTAATAGATGAAGACACACACCAGACATCAGGCTCAACATCATCAGAATCCACGGGATCCGATACATCCAAAGGGGATTGTTAGTGTTTATATCTGGCAGCGCAACAATAGCAGTAGAAAACATAAGTAACGTTGCCGAAACGGTCATTAGTGTTTTGGAGAGTTCGACAGAGATTTTGTTGGCTTCATCTAGCCATGCAATCGCTATCTCATTAATTGAGTTCATTAGCTTCCTTATTTTGGTGTGTCGTTTCATGCAAATTCAGCATACCAACTTAAGGAAGCGCTACACAATTTAAACAGGAAGAACAGCAATGCAGCAACCAAGCTTGCAAGATATTCAGGATGCGCTGGAGTTCATTAGCCCGGAATTACCCAGGGATGATTGGGTTAAAGTGGCCATGGGTATTAAAAACGAATTTGGTGATGCTGGCTTTGATACGTTTGACAACTGGAGTATGGCTGGCAGCAGCTATAAACCCGCAGATGCTAAGTCAGCATGGAACAGTATTAGTGTTGGTGGCGGCGTTACCATCGCTACAGTATTCAAATGGGCCAGCGACAACGGGTATACACACAATAAAGAGCCTCTATCGCCGGAGGAACACAAAAAGCGTCAACAGGAATTTGCCAGAATTGCAGCTGAGCGTGAAAAGCAGGAAGCACAAGCAGCAGCGGATCGCGAGAAGTGGCACGAAGTTATAGCGGTGTTTGCCGAGCAGCTGCTTAAAGAATTTACTCAGCCCTGCAAAAACAACAAGTATCTCAAGAAAAAAGGGGTTAAAAGCTTTGGGTGCCATCGGTTTTCCAAAGCCCTTATAGTGGTATTTCGGGCGAATTTCGTAGCTGAGATAGTTACGAACGGGCCACAGATAAATGACTTCTTTAAACAACTGCCCCCAAAAGATGATCGTGACTTCTCATTCCTACACATTCACCAAAACGACCTGGTAATTCCCCTGATTGATATCGACAAAAAACTTTGGAACCTGCAAATCATTAATGAAACAGGCTCGAAGTTGTTTTTGAAGTATGGCCGTAAATCGGGCTGCTTTCATTTTATTGGTAAAGCAGCCAACTCTGATGTAGTGGCCGTGGCAGAAGGCTATGCAACCGGGGCGACAATTCACATGGCAACGAACTGGCCTTGCGCGGTAGCGTTGGATGCGGGTAACTTGCTGTCGGTATCAAAACAGTTAAAAGAAAAGTTGCCGGCCAAAAAGTTTGTGTTATGCGCCGACAATGACCAGGAAACAAAAGGGAACCCGGGAGTCACTAAAGCAACCGAAGCCGCTAAGGCCGTAGATGGCGTAATGGTTGCGCCTGACTTTTCGTGTATTGCAAATAAGGAGGCTGCATAGTGGCCTCTTGTTCTTTAACAGACTGGAATGATCTGCACGTTAATGCTGGGCTGGATGTTGTTAAGTCTCAGCTAATGGCTGCTATTAAACAACCAGCAGCGAATGACTCACCCCCTCCCCCGCCGCCAACCGCTGGCGCGGCGCAGCCTTTAATGGGGGATGAGCAACCTTGGACGGCTCGCTTTCAAACTACCAATAACGGTAATCGCCTGGCAAACATCAGTAATACCAAGTTGGTGCTCGAGTACGACCCGTCTTTTAAAGGTGTGCTGGGTTACTGCAGCTTTAGTTACCGCATTATGAAGCGCAATGCCCCGCCCTTTAAAATGGGCACGGTTGGAGAATGGACAGACACCGACACAGAACGTCTAAGGATCTACCTTTCTGAATTATACGGCTTTACTCCCAAGCCCAGCGATGTCATGGGCGCCATATTAGTTCACTCAGAAGAAAACGCCTTTCATCCTGTTAAAGACTACCTGGCTACTTTGGAATGGGATGGTAAGCATAGGGTGCTCAGTTGGTTGCATGACTATTTAGGAGTAGAAGATTCAGATTATGCAGCGCTGGTTGGTGCTTTCTTTTTAGTCTCAGCTATAGCAAGGGTGATGCGACCACCGGTTAAGGTGGACTCGGTATTAATTTTGGAAGGCCTGCAGGGGTTGGGGAAATCCAGCATGTTACACAACCTGTTTGGTAAATGGTTTACCGATACACCAATGGAGCTTGGTAACAAAGACAGCTTTCAACAAATGCAGGGCATGTGGTGTATAGAATTAGCCGAGCTGGACTCTTTTAATAAAGCAGAGAATACAAGGGCTAAACAGTTCTTTGGTTCTCAAACAGACCGTTACCGCCCCAGTTACGGGCGCATGGTGCAGGAGTTCCCCAGGCAATGTGTGTTTGTAGGTACCACCAATCAGGATAGATATCTTAAAGACTCAACCGGTAACCGGCGTTACTGGCCGGTAACGTGTACGAAGATTTGTCAGGCTGCAATTAAGCAGGACAGAGACCAGCTCTGGGCCGAAGCGCTTAAGATGTACAAAGATGGTATGAAATGGTGGCCAGACGACGACTATAAGCACTTGTTCGAGGTGCAACAGGAAGACAGGTTCGACTCTGATGTTTGGGAACCCATCATCTATGACTGGCTAAAACGAAACATGCGAGTAGATTACTCAATGGGTGATATCATGGCCGAAGCGCTGGATATGGACCCACAAGCCATGCGACCACCCGAGCAAAAACGGGTTGGTTTAATAATGCACAGGTTTGGGTTTGAGAAAAAGAAGAAGCGTGTTGATGGTAAGCGCCCGGCTTTTTATGTACCACCGGAGGGCTTTTGGCATGATAAATAGCTTATTTAGTATGACCATGACCATTAACAATGACCGCTACAGGCTACGTTTATACTGGCTTGGTCACGGTGGTCACGGTGGTCACGGTAATTTGCACACACACACGTACACGCGCGCGCACGAGCGGCCACGCATCAATCCTATCAACTACCTAGTAACACTTCCTAACGTATATAAAAACACTATGACCACTATGACCAGTATGACCAGAGTAGTAATAGCAAGGGTTTCAGCGGTCACGGTGGGTGGTCACAGTAAAAAACAGGGTGACCACTCCAAAATAGCAGGAGGCGCTAATGATTTTTCTTAATACGATGACGACAGAAGAACTGCTTATAGAATGGGGCAGATGGGGCGTTTCAGGATTGGGGCTAACATTAGACTCAGTAGAGATTGACGTTCGGTTGGTTAAGATTGACGACGATACTGCACTCATGGTTGATCGGGCCGTTGCTCAATTGGGTGTTGAGAAGTATCGCTGTGAAAAGAAGAACCGTGGCAGAAAGCTCCAGCGCTTGGCCGTCATGTTGTATTACAGAAATGAGCTGAGCTACAAAGAGATTGGGCTTCGACTGAACGTTGGTGAGACTAAAGCTCGTAGCTTTGTAGTATCTGGCCATGACTGGATAGATGGCTTCCTGGATGCGTATAGAGAGAAGATTAAAAACGCTGCTTAAAAAACTTTGCATTTCCGCGCGGATAAAGTATGCTACGTCAGGTAAGCTTAGCAAAGCTACACTCAAAAGCCCGAGGTTAACCCCTTGGGCTTTTTTGTTTCCGTAGAACAATGATTGTGTATTCCTGTTGTTACCAACCTTGCCCTGGCATTTGCCGGGGCTTTTTTTTGAGAAACTGCAATGCGCCTTAAATTAACAGAGAACTTCTTCGCAGATGAGTTTGCGTGTAAGTGTGGCTGTGGGCTTAACAACATCAACAGATCATTAGTCTCTATGCTGCAGATTGCCAGAGAGCAAGCAGGAATAGGGTTTACGGTTACATCTGCTTTGCGCTGCCCAGTGCACAACCGCAACGAGGGTGGTTTACCCAGTAGCTCACATTTAAAGGGATTGGCTGTAGACATTAAAGCCGATAGCTCTCAGGCCCGTCAGAAGATACTAAGCGCTCTGATTAGCGCTGGCTTTGATCGCATCGGTATCGCCAGGTCTTTCATTCACGTTGATATCGATTCAAGTAAACCAGCTACTGTTTGCTGGTTGTATTAATAGGGGCCACACCAATGCAAGCCGTTTTGTTAGGGATATTAAAAACTGTTGCCATTAAGTTGGTATCAGAGAAAGTGCTGATTGCGTTAACGCTTCACATTGTTAAATACCTGGCTCAAAAGAGTACCAATACCCTCGACGACAAGCTGGTCGAAGAAGTAGAAAAAGCGTTACAGCAGTAAGGGATTAGAATGTCTGATAGAACCAGCCTGATGAGTTACGTATCAAACGGGCTTACTGCGCTGTTTGGTTTACTCACAGTACAAGAGATAGGTATGTTGGTTGGTGTATGCCTTGGCATCCTCACGTTCTGGATGAACCTGTACTTCAAGTATCGTCAGGATAAGCGCGACCAGCTGAGGCTGGAGCATGATATTACGGTTAACACTGAGCAGGATATAGCGTAGTGCCTGTTAAGCCCGGCTCATGGTGTAGCAAGTGCCGTAAGGTACACCGGGACGAACAGTGCCCACACCGTAAGCCGTTCGAACGTAAGCGTTCAAACACTAAACACTCTGGCCGTGGTGGTAAAGCCTGGCAGAGAACACGAGAGTATATCTTTACCCGTGATCGTTTCCTGTGTCAGATACATCTTCGCAAAGGTGAACTGGTATCAGTAGAACTTCACGGCGCTAATCATGGTGTGTGCGACCATATCATTCCGCTCTCTCAGGGTGGCGGCAATGGGCACGAGAACCTTCAAACCATTTGCCAGGCCTGCGACAAAGAGAAGACCGCGCAGGAAGCCCACGCACCGCACCAACACAGTGCAAATCAAACCAAACTGTAAAGAATCCTGACACCCTAAGCGGACCCGGGGGTGCCAAAAGTTTAGAGGCTGGCCCAGAACACCGCCGCCCTAGAAAGGAATTTACGCGACCCGAAAATGAATCCGAAAAACCCACTTGAGAATGAATAATTACCCATTATGGCTGGCAGATATCCACAGGTAGCAGAGGATCAGGACAAAATAGTCCAGTTTCCTGGTACCGAAAACAAGGAAATGAGCGATGACGAGGCGCGAGATATCGCGATCAAATCGCGTCCGCGTGGGATGTCTAAAGCCGAACAAAAAGTGTGGGAAACTGACATACCCGAGTACGTGAAGATTAGTCGGTTCAAGCCGCACTTCATTCGATTTTATAAAGAGTATTGTGCCGTGATTGCGCGGATGGAAGAGAACCGCGCGTTTCTGGATAAGCACGAGTGGAAGTACACCACCGTTGGCCGGAATGGTGTTCAGCACAAAACACGGCCTGAAGCATCACAGTACAACGATGACTGGCGCAAGCTAAATAGCTTACTCAACCAAATTGGTGGTAGCCCTGCTACTGATCAGCGGTTTAATAATCTGCAACCTGGGCTGTTCGATGACATTTACTAAATGCGAAATACTTATCCAACATTTCAGAAAGATCACCTCAAGGATATTGAGCAGTATGCTGCTGATGTTCTAAGTGGTAAGAGGCCAGCAAACAAATACGAACGGCTGGCTGTTGAGCGTGAAAGCAGAGATTTAGAACGAGCTGGCACACCGGAGTTTCCTTACTACTTCGATGTTGAAGCGGTAAACAAAGTAATTCGTTTCATCGAGACCTTTAATCACGTTAAAGGGAAATGGGCCCGGGCGAAAGGGCAAGAATCGTTAATAGCGCTCAGCCCTTGGCAAAAGTGGATCACCGCTCAGGTATTTGGTTGGAAGCATATCACCACCAAACGCCGCCGCTTCAGAACAGCATTTACTCTGGTACCGCGCAAGAACGGTAAATCTACCTGGGTAGCCCCCATTGGCCTATACATGTTGGCTAATGACGATGAACCAGCAGCTGAAGTATTTTGTGGTGCTACAACCCAGAAACAAGCTAACGAGGTGTTCTCGCCAGCAAAAAAGATGGCCACAAAGCAGCCTATCTTTAGACGCCGTTTCAGCATAGAACTCTTTGCTCAGCAGATAGAGCGAACGACAGATGGTGGTAGGTTTGAAAGGCTGATTGGTAACCCGGGCGACGGTGGCTCGCCAAGCTGTTACCTCTGCGATGAGTATCACGAACACGATGATGATGATCAACGTGACACCATGATCACCGGCATGGGGGCAAGGGAACAACCTCTGGAATGGATAATATCCACTGCCGGTGCTAATTGGTTTGGGCCGTGCGGTCAGTATCAAAAAGAGTGTCAGGAAATTCTTGAAGGCACCCGTACTGACGAAACTGTGTTTGCCATGATCTACACCATCGACAAAGACGATGACTGGCAAACAGAAGCAGCGCTCATTAAAGCGAACCCCAATTATGGTGTTTCAGTAGAAAAAGAGTTTCTTCTTAACCAGCTGGGTAAGGCCAAACAATCAGCGCGGAAGCAAAACGCCTTTAAAACGAAACACCTTAATCTATGGGTTGGTGCCAGGGAGTCGTGGCTAAACCTTGAGGATTGGAAACGTTGGGCAGACCCTGAACTGAGCATAGAACAGTTCATAGGCGAAGAGTGCACCAAAGGTGTGGACTTATCAGAGTCTGATGACTTAACTGCAGATGTAAGCTGCTTTACCAAAGAAATCGCCGGTAAGACTCACTATTACTTCTTCCCACGAACTTATGTCACCGAGAAGAAAGCGGAAGAGATAGATATCTACCGCGACTGGATAGATCAAGATGCATTGATCATGTGTGAAGGCTCCAGCATTGACTATGACGAAGTAGAAAACGCCATAGAGCATGATAATGAAGAACACTTTGTTACCGGCCTGTTTTACGACCCTGCAGGCGCAGCGCCTATTGCTCAGCGTGTTCATAACAAAACAGCCATAGAGCCAATAAAAGTGGCGCAGAACTACACAAACTTCTCACCGGCCATGCGTGAATTTGGAAACCTGTTAGGTCAGGGGCGCATACACCATACAGGATGCCCGGTGCTTACCTGGTGTTTAGGTAACGTCATTGCCAAAGAGACGATGGACGGTAAGTACATTCGCCCGGTGAAAGAACACAAAGACAACAAGATAGACACCGCTGTAGCTATGCTTCAGTCGTTTATCGGTGCCTGGACACCTGATGAAGAAGACGGGTCAAACCAAGAATTTTTGGAACTCTAATGTTTAAACTACCCTTTTTTAGCCGTAAGTCGGAAGAAGCAGCAGCTGAAAGTACGCAAGTAAGCAACGCAGCTGATCAGGAAGGCATATTATCTACGGATATTGGCCGATTGTTTGACTTATTTGGGGTAGTTCCGTCTGTTGCGGGTCCATCAGTCACACCTAAAACGTCAATGAAAGTCTCTATTGTTTTTGCGTGTGTTCGCTTAATTGCCGGTGCTATCTCTCAAATGCCGGTGCATATTTTCGAAAAGACCTCTGATGGCTCTCGAAAACGCATAAACCATACACTGGAAACACTATTTAATCTGCAATTCACTCCCATCTGGAGTGCAGCAACTGCCTGGGAATTCATCGTATCGAGCATGTTGCTTCATGGAGACGGGTTTGTCGTTATCCTTCGCAACCGAGCTGGCGAACCGGAAGAGCTGTTACCTATTAGCCCAGTTGGCATGGTGGTAGAAAAGCGAAATGGCCGGTTAGTCTATTTCTTTACATTAGATGGTGAACCCCGGGGTTTTGATCAGGATGACATTCTGCATTTCCCCGGCTTTGGTTTTAACGGCTTGCGCTCTATGTCTGTCATTCAATGGGGCGCACTGAACAGCATTGGTTTAGAAATCGCGATGGAACAGCATAGCGGTGAGTTCTTCAAGTCTGGCTCAACCCAACGTGTTGCGGTAGTTAAGCAAGGGAAATGGGCCGAAGAACAAAAAGAATCCTTCAGGAATGCATGGGTTAAAACTTACGGTGGCGTTGAAAACAGCAAATATCCACTTGTTTTAGATAACAGCACCGATGTTAAAACGCTAAGCGTCTCTGCCAAAGATTCCCAGCTGCTAGAGTCCCGCGAATTTCAAATCACCGACATTGCCCGGGCGTTTGGATTACCCAGCTTTATGGTTAACCAGGAACAAAAGACAACCAGCTGGGGTAGTGGCATTGGTGAAATCGGGCTTTCTTTCCTGCGTTATACATTAGGCCCACACCTGAATCGTTTCCAGCAAGAGATTAATCGCAAGCTGTTTTTATATGACGACAACTTTGCAGAATTTATCTCTGCAAACTTAATGCGCCTAACGCTTAAAGATCGTAATGAAGCCTACCGTCAGGCTATCGGCGGCTCACAAGGGCCGGGTTGGATGACGGTAAACGAGGTAAGAAAACTCGAAAACATGCCGCCTATCAATGACGAACGGTACGACAAGCCTTACGACCCGAACACTGCCAGCCAAAATACAACCGTGGAATAAACTATGAGAAATCATCGTAAGTTAATGCAGTTAGTGAAAGCCAACTGCAGTTCGAACAACACCCCAGACTTTAAAGTGCTAGACCGTTCGCCGCTGGCCAGTGCTGATGAAAACCGCCCGGCCATTCTGATTTATGATGTGATTGATGCCTGGTGGGGTGTATCTGCTGAAATGGTGAAGTCTGCCCTGCTCGCTATGCCGGATGCAACCGACATCGACCTTTACATTAATAGCCCCGGTGGTGATGTATTCGAAGCCACCGCTATTCATACCAGCCTGATCACTCACCCGGCGAACATTCATGTTCACATTGATGGTTGGGCAGCGAGTGCAGCAACGCGCATTGCCATGGCTGGCGATACTATCAATATTGCTGAGTCTGGCATGTACATGATCCACTATGCCTGGACTCTGGCATTAGGTAACGCCTCTGAGATTCGTAAAACGGCGAATATGCTGGACAAGGTAGACAATACCATTGTTGCTGATTACGCCAACAAAACACAGGCAGAGGAGCAACAGATTCGAGACTGGATGCAAGCAGAGACTTGGTTTACAGCACAAGAGGCAGTAGAGCACGGCTTTGTAGACGGCATTATTCAACGCAGCAACAGCAGCACTGAAAACAAATTCACCAATAAAGCGTGGGATCTCTCCGTGTATAAGAATGCCCCGCGAGCCCCAGAACCAGAAGAAACCTTTCCGCAGCGTGAACGGCTAGAGCGATTTGCCAACATGCTGCAAATTACTGGCTAGCCCTGCTGGCTAACACACCGCCCCGAAAGGGGCTTTTTTGTACCTAAAGGAAATAACTATGTCATTTCAAGCAAAGCGCCAGCAGCGTAATAAACTCGCTGCAGAGTTAAAAGCATTAGTTTCAGACCACCCCAAGGATCAGGAGTGGACCCCAGAGCATCAGACCAAATATGAAAATATGGTCAATGATATCGCTAAATTGGATGCTGACTTAGAGCGAGAGCAAAAAGTATTGGATATTCAGGCATCCAATGCACTGAGTAATCAACAACGAGCTGACCAGGAAGGTATCAGTATTGATGAAGCAACCGCTTTAACGACTCAGGAAAAAGATGCATTCAAAGCCTGGTTAGTGGGTGGCCCTTCAGCCATGACTGAAGAACAACGCGCAATCATGGCCGCTAAAGTGAATAGCCCACGCAACACCATGAGTACAGGAACGGGCTCAGAAGGTGGCTATTTAACTGAAACTGAAATGGCTCCGGGCATTTCTCAGGCAATGAAAGCCTATGGCGGCATGCGCAATGTTGCCACGGTTATTCAGTCTGCTACCGGTTCATCTATGAACTTTCCTACCGCAGATGCAACCAGTGAAGCTGGCGAAATTCTTGGCGAAAATAGCACAGCAGCTGATGAAGATACTTCATTCGGCACACTGGCCATCGACACCTACAAGTTCAGCTCGAAAGTTATTGCGGTACCATTTGAATTACTGCAGGACAGTCTGTTTGATCTGGAAGGCTATGTTAATGACCGCATTGGTCAACGTCTGGGACGTTCTACCGAGAACTATTTTATTAATGGTACCGGTACCAGCCAACCACACGGCCTGATTGCTGGTATCTCAAGTGGTAAAGTTGGTGTTACAGGTAAAACAACCGATGTGGACTTTGACGACCTGACTGATTTAGAGCACAGCGTTGATCCTGCTTATCGTGCCAGTGGCAACTGCGCGTTCATGTTCCATGACGGTACGCTGAAAGTATTGAAGAAGAAGAAAGACAGTCAAGGCCGCCCTATCTGGTTACCTGGCCATGACGTTGGTGCTCCACCGACTATCAACGGCTACCAGTACGTTATTAACCAACATATGGCGCAAATGGCCGCAAACGCTAAGTCCATTGCCTTTGGTGACATGAGCAAATACGTAATCCGTGACGTTATGCAAATCCTGTTCTTCCGATTTACCGATTCAGCCTATGCTCGTAAGGGTCAGGTTGGCTTCCTGGCAATGATGCGCTCTGGTGGTCGCTTTATTGATGTAGGCGGCGCAGTTAAATACTACCAAAACAGCGCGTCTTAATAGCGCATTGTAAACGGCTAACACCTCGGCCTATACCGGGGTGTTTTTGTTTAACTTCATTCATTAAGAGCAAACCACCATGGCAACAACCAAAAAGCTTCTCTGCCGCGTTCTCGTGGCAACCATTATCGCGGGTCAGGAAATTCAACCAAACAAGCTGGTTAAAGGTGACGAAGCGCTGTTAAAACCGCTTGTTGATGCTGGGCAGCTTTCGTCTGACAAAGCTGGTATCGATTACTGCACAAAAACCTTGAAAGAAGAAGTAATTGACCTGGACAAGCCTGATTCAGAAGACAGTGACGACACTGACTCTGGCTCAACAGGTAAAGACGAGTAATCACTGTGAATATGCTCTGCAGAGTTATTAATGCACCCACCGTTGAACCGGTTACACTTCAGGAAGTGTTTGATCATGCTTATGCTGACCATGATCATGCAGATGTAATCAAGCCAATGATAGCCCGGGCCCGTAAACGCTTTGAAAAACGTACTGGCCGTTTTCTGGTTCAACAAACCTGGCAGTTCGCCTTACCAAAGTTTCCGTGCGAAATTGAATTGCCGTACACCCCTCTGCAGAGCATCAATTCTATTAAGTACATCAACAATCAAGGTGAGTTGGTTACGTTAGCAGCCTCTGAATACCGCGTAATTCACCACGGCCTAAAAGCGAAGATTGCACCAAAACTTGGTGGTTCATGGCCTGCCCCGGGATTTAAGGTAGCTGACGCAATTCAAATCGAATGCGTAATGGGTCACGCCTTAGTAACAGATAACAAAATTGATAACGACAACATCATAGACCCAGACAGCTACCAGTTAGCTAAGCAGGCTATTTTAGTGTTAGTAACAGACTGGTTCCGCAACCGTGAAGACACCGCGCCAGTGCAACTGCATTCTGTGCCAAATGCATTTAAAGCAATTTGTGAAGAACTAACGGTGGAATTATTGTGAAGCAATTACCAGCAGGGCAACTTAGAAACCGCGTCACGTTTCAAAAACAAGTTATTAGCGAAGATGGCTATAACGTCATTAACTGGAAAGACGACTTCAGCAAATGGGCAAGTATTGAGACTGGCACATCTAATGAAACTGAACTCAGCGGCAGGGTTTTAGGTGAAATTACCTACACAATAAAATGCCATTTTTCTCAGAGAATCACCGCCAAACACCGCATAAAGCATAAGAATACGTTTTACGAAATTGTTGGTAAGCCCCTCAATGTGGATTTTGCAAATACGGTAACGCTAATACAGGCAAGAGAAATTACCGATGCTTGAAACTGGTATTGATATTCAAGGATTAAAAGCCATGGAAAAGGCTTTGGTCGAAATTGGAAAGGAAGTTGGCGCAAAGAAAGCCACCGGAATGATGACCAGTGCACTGCGCGATGGCGCAAAAGAGTTTGAAGACACAATGCGTAAGGATGCACCTGAATCAGAATTCAACCGCATTGTGAAAACTAAAAGCGGTTCAAAGGTAGAAATCCGCCCTGGTTTCTTGAAATCACGTATTAAAGTTAGAGCCAGCACAAACAGAAAGGCTAATGTCACACGAAAGTTTGGTAAGAATGTTGTTTCGCTGGTCAAAGCCGGTGTGTTTAAAGTGCCCTACATAGTGCAAGTAGAGTACGGCACATCACGAACTAAACAAAAACCGTTTATTCGCAATTCATTTCGAAAGAAAAAACAGGCTTCAGTCACCGTTATCAATCGCCGGTTGGCCAGGAAAATCAAATTGGCCCAAAACCGCATTGCGAAAAAGTACCAATCCAAATGATAGAAAACAGCATTCGAGAACATGCCCTTAATTCAAACGAATTAAGGGCTCTAATTGGTAGTAAATTTCACTTAACAACTAAGCACAACTCTCAAGACAACTATGTGTTACTGCGAGTCATCAGTGACGAAACGCCAATAGAAGTGCAACTCGAAAATAATCAAAGTGAAGCGGCAATTCAGTTTGATTGCTACAGCCAAAACCCGCCAACTGCACAGGCCATAGCAAAAGCGATAGATAATATCTTTAACAAAAAAGGCTTTGCTGACACATCAATAAAAGTGCAGTTCGCAAAAAAAGAAAGCCGTTTACCCGATTTTGAAACCGACTCTGGTTTATACCGTGAGTCATTAGATTATGTTTTTTACTATAAAGAGGTATAAACCATGCCAGATCCAACTCCAGTAACAGGCCCAGCAGCTGATACCGTTGATTCACACCTTTCCACATTGCAATTTTGCTCAAGCGGCATTGGTACCGTTGATACATTTTTGCCTGGTTTGGATGTTATCCCACAAATCAACTCTGGTGACCAATACGAAGATGACACCGACATAGCCGCTGCCAATCGCAGCTACCACAAACGTGCATTACCTGAAGACCAGGACTTTGAGCTTGCATTTCGTCATAAACCGGGCGATGCAAGCCAGGCCGCATTTACAACATTGGTGAAAGCTCGCGATTCCATCACCATTAAAGTAATTCGAGCCAGTGGTGAAGTTCAGGATGTCGTCTTTTTACCGCAAGATCACTTCAGTGGTGAATCTGGCAAGGAATCGGGTAAACAGATGTTCGGCTGTATCGGCAAGCTACAACAAGTTGCGTTCTCTACCCTACCAGCAGCATAAGGTAATTGTTGATGATCACAGCAGCGCAAATTATGGCGGGGGAGTTAGCCACTTCCTCGCGCGAATTTGATATTCCCGGCATTGGTAAAATGAAACTTCACCGTTTACCGGCAGTTGATGAAGCCAGAGCCAAAGAGCTGTTCAGCGAAGACCAGGCCGACTTTAAAAAATTGGAAAAAGTTGCACAGCGGAATATCTATTACATGCTACACGGTGAGTTTAATGATAAAGAAGCAGCGAAGTTACCCAACCTGCTTGATACCCATCAACTTGCCATGATTTATAGTACCGGGTTGTTCTTTATCGACCTAAAGCAAGACAACCTCGAAGCTATTGAAAAAAACTAAAAGAGCAGCCCGAGTTAGCCGCACTCTGCAATCTGGCAGATAACTTGGGTTGCTCACTCTACGACCTGCGGCAACGCTTACCGGCTGAAGAACTCGAACTTCGATTAGTCCACCAAGGGCTGAAAATGGGCCTGACCTTTGACAGAAGCAGGCAACGAGAAATCGAGAAAGAGCAAAAGCGGCGCGACACCGAAGCATTCTTAAACACCTGCCCATGGCGGAAAAATAAGAGACCAACGTAAATGGCGACAATAGCAACACTCACTATCGACTTGATCGGTAAAAGTGCAAAGCTGACTGCTGAGCTACGAAAAGCGAACAAGAATACTGAACACTGGGCAAATAAAACCCGGAAAATGGTGAATTCTTCCGCTAAAGTGATGGCCGGTTTTGGTGTAGCCGGTGTTGCTGCGTTTACCGCCATTTACACTAAGAACGCGCAATTTATAGACCAGCAGGCAAAAACGGCTGACCGATTGGGCTTAACCACTCAGGCATTAAGCGGCCTGCATCACGCGGCAGAACAAACAGGCGCAAGTACAGAATCCCTGAACATGGGCTTGCAACGGATGACGCGCCGGATTGGGCAAGTGGCAGCAACAGGCTCTGGTGAAGCTAAAGTTGCGCTGGACCAGCTGGGCATATCCATTGATGAAATTAAGAGCAAAAGCCCGGATGAGCAGTTTGCATTAATTGCTGAGAAAATGGCGGATGTCAGCAGCCAGGGGCAAAAAGTATTCCTTACTCAAAAACTCTTCGATTCTGAGGGTGTAAAGCTCCTAAATACACTCAACCTTGGCGCTGATGGCATTAAAGCTATGATGGACGAAGCCGAAGCACTCGGCTTTGCCATTAACAGAGTCGATGCGGCCAAAGTAGAAATGGCAAACGATGCTTTTGACCGCGCCCAAAAATCGACGCATAGTTTTGGGCAGGCCTTAGCCACAGAAACAGCCCCTATCATTGCCGCACTATCAGACATGTGGACAGAATCAGCTAAAGAAGCAGGCGGCTTTGGGCAAGTTGCACAAAACGTAGTTGTCGGTGTAGCTAAGGGTATTGGCTTTCTATCTGATATGGGCCGTGGCCTGCAAGTTGTCTTCATGCTTGTTCGCCAGGCGGTGGCTGAAGTATGGAATGCACAGATTCAGTTATTCAATAGCGTTGGCCAGTGGGGCGCAGGGTTCCTTGAAAAGCTGGGCCTGGATGTATCCGGTGCTAAGAATTTACAGTCATTTGCAGACTCATTTAACGCCACAACTGATCAGCTCGGACAGGAATTACAAAATCTTCTCGATGAGCCCATGCCATCAGAGAAGATAAAAACCTGGATTGATGATGTACAACAAAAGTTTCAGGTTGCAGCTGAAGAGCAAACCAAAAAGAACCGACTTAGCTTAGAAGATCTGCTAATCGATGATGAAAAAAAAGCCAGAGAGAATGCCGCCCAAGAAGCACAAGAGTTTGCCGCTAAAGGACAATCATTAGTTACCAGTGCTCGTAACCAATATCAGCAGATTTACGAAGCTCAGTTAGAGTTAGAAGGGAAAGAAGCTGAATTAGAGAACAGAGCCTTCGAAAGACAAAAAAGTGCACTAGAAAAGGAATTTTTGGAACTAGAAAAACATTATGGCTCAGTAACTGATCTAAAGAAAAAAATAGAGGCCGAAAAATCTTCGCTAAAAGAAACTGGTGGAGATGGCGCTATAACCTGGGCGGAAAACAGCGAATCATCAAAGCTCTATGCTCTCAAGTTAGAACTTGAGCAAATGAGTGAGCTTGAAAATGAATATAGACTTGCTGATGAGCAGCTAACTATTCAACACAATGCCCGACTTGCTGAAATCGAGAACCAACGTAACCGAGAGATTAAGCAAGGTTATAGTGAATTGTTAGGCGTAATGGGCAGTTATTTCGATGGCATGGAAGGCAAAAAAGCGGGTTATGCCAGGGTTGCAATTAGTTTAGGCCAAACACTACTGGATGAAGAAAAGCGCAATTCAATCGAGAGCATTTGGACAAACACATACGATACTGCAATGAAAGCGTATAACGCATTGGCTGGGTTAGGTCCTACCGGCCCATTCCTTGGCGCAGCAGCAGCTGGTGTTGTTATTACAGCAGGTACGTTGTATGCCGCAAAAGCATCTGGGGTAGCTGGTTTCGAACAAGGCGGTATGATTGGCAACCAGTCAATTGTCGAGGTAGGCGAACGAAACAAGCCAGAGGTTCTGTCATGGGGTGGTCGAAACTTCTTACTTGGCGGTAACGGCGGCGCAGTATTCAACACGTCGCAGCTTGATTCCACTGCATCAGGTAAGAATCAAGGGTTAGCACAACATGCCCAGCCAGTTTTCAACGTGCATTTACACAATTATTCTGGCGAGGGTTCGCGATTCTTAACCAGAGACGGCGCACTACATCTTATTGTTGGTGAAATGCGAGACAGCACAAGCCAAAGCCGTGAAGCCCTCCATTCATCATCAAATGTAAAACCGGTTGCGGCGTATTAATGCTTTATTATCCATCGTATTTACCTGCATGCACCCTTTCTGCCCAGCAGGATACTCAGTTAAATACCATTACGAGCGGAATGCCTGGTGACTCAGTACAGCGCTTAGGCAGTAAACGAGCATCTACCATCAGAGCAGTGCAGTTAAAACTCTTCGGCGCCCAGCTGCCGGTATTTGAATACTTTGTCAGAGATTTACACAACGAAGGCGTTGACTGGTTTTATGGTAAAAGCATTTCTAAAACAGGCCCAACACACCAAAAAATGAGAATAGTAAACGGGGCTTACTCAGTAAGCTTTACAGAAAGTATGGATTACGTTGTTTCGTTTTCAGTTGAGATTGCACAATGAACCAATGGCCGGCACATATCACATTTAAAGGCGATTACTCATACAGCTCTGAGCCCTTAGTATCTCGAACAACATCATTAAGCCAACACGTAAGACAGCGGCTTGTACAGGTTAATAGAAACGATAAATTCAGCGTGTCTGTGTTTGTTGAAGAATCTGATTATGAAGAACTGATCACTTTTGCCAAGAATAACCCTGATGTCTTTCTGGGTACCTACTTTGATTGTGACGTAAAGCAATCTGGTGAATTGCGAATTGTTGATGGTTCTATCAAAGCCAGTATTGAAGTGGGTTCAAAGTGGCGTGTGACCTTTACGATTGAAGTGATAAATCGCCAGCATGCAATTGGCGAAGAACTCTATGCACTTTTCGAGGAAATCGATCCTTACGACCTCGGAAAAATGGCGAATATCCTGGCTAACACAGTGAACAGTAATCCATGAGTGAAGCATTAAAACAAGCCTATGCCAGTTTAAGTGACGACCCTATCTATGCAATACGGTTAGTCCACGCTGGGCTAACTAACAAAAGCCGCGCCTTTATTGGCATGCATGAAGATCTTGAAACCACCCTGGAAGACGGAAGCCCCGTTACTTATCAATCAACGGGCATGGAACTTTCATTGCCCGAGAAATCAGGCATGGGGAAACAAGACATATCGTTTGCTCTGTCCAATGTGTCACTAGAAGCAGCCAGAGAAATTGACTGGGTAAAAAACTATAATCGGCAGGAAGTAAGAGAAGGCCGGGAGCCTACGAAAATCTATCTTGAACTACGCATATTTGTCGCTTCAGATTTATCGGTTCCAAGAGCGTTGGTAAGAATGATTGTACAAGACACCGTTGTTAACTTAAGAAAAGTCAGTCTCAGAGCATCATTTCTTGAGCTGGCCAACACCGAATGGCCAAAAAGACGTTACTACCCTGAGTTTTTCCCCGGTACCAAATATGTTTGATTGGCGTTTCTGGCAATATCGCGATGACAATAACTGCTGGGATTTTGTGAGAGAGGTATTACACAAAGAATTTAACGTTCCCGCTGAATTCATTCCCAAATTCGGTATTTGCCCAGACGACAAAGCCGCCATGACCCGGGAGTTTAGAAACGTTAAAAAGCGGTTCCATAGAATTACTGCCCCAAAAGACGGTGCTGTTGCCTGCCATTTTTCAGATGAAGTGCTGATTCATGTTGGGATAGTAAGAAATCAAAAAGTGTGGCACGCCAGTCGTTCAAGAGGACTGAGTGTCGACCCTTTCAATGTGTTCGAAAAGTTTGCTATAACAAGGTATTACCAGTGGCAAGGCTAAATATATACAACAAATTAGGGAATTTTTTGGAATCCCATAACGTAGATAGCACTTTAACGTTATGGTTGACAGACAATGTACCAGGCTATGCAAAAGCTGCACATCACCCGTTTTCAGCAAAGTTAAATGGCAGTGACTGGCCACATGACAAGCATACCCAAACTTTAGTTGCAGATGACATAATTGATGTAACCATTGAACCTCAAGATCCATCTACCTGGGTTTATGTAGCTATCACGCTTCTTTCCGTTGGCTATTCCTATTATGTGTCCAGCAAAATACCGAATGGTTATCAGGAGTCCACACCAGACGGCAATAGCATCTACTCACCTAATGCAAGGGCCAATACAGCTAAACCAAATGGAATTATAAGAGAAATAGCAGGGTCAGTACCCATATACCCTGACCTCATCTCCCCTGTTCGGCGTAAATATGAGAGCAATATTGAGTACCTGTATTTGAACCTCTGTGTTTGTGTGGGTGAACTCGACGTTGATTTGAATAATCTTTACATAGCCGAAACACCATCACTGAACTACGCTGGCGATATTTCAGCGCAGTTTAGCCAGCCAGGCTCTGATGTTACTGGTCATCCATCTTATGAAAATTGGTACACCACCGATGAGATTAGTGATCTAAAACTTGTCACCTCGGCAGATAGCGAAGCTGGCGCCTGGACTATTGATGCATCTGGTGACCAAATGACAAGCTATGACAATGGCACAGCGGTTACTTTCCCTTTTGCTATTGATGAACGTTTTACATTAACTGGCTCAACCAATGCGGGTACGTACCGGGTAGCCTCTGTCAGTGGTAGTAACGGTGAAACAGCAACTGTTGTCGAACAAATTGTTACTCGTTACTGGGATGGTGACGGAGAAGACCCTCGGTATTCACAAGGCAGTTATGTAACGGAGTATGAGGATGCAAGTAGCACGACACTCACCACGACTACCGGTGAGTCGGTGGACTGGGGTGCGGTTTCTGGCGGTGTGAACTGGGAAGGCCCATTCGAAGTGTTACCACAAGGAGAAACCACCGATACCATCGAAGTTGATTTTCGTTTTCCGCGTGGGTTGGCCCGTACCGAAAACGACGGCAGTTTATCGAGTTTAACAGTCGCTGTTAAAGTGGCTTACCGTGAAGTGGGTACCAGTACATGGACAGAGCTGGATTACAGTTATACTAATAACACGCTTGATGAATTAGGCTTTACCGAGTCAATTACGCTATCAGGTGTAATGCGCCCAGAAGTTCGCGTTCGCCGAGTCACTGCCGATGCAGGAACCACATCTACCGTCAATGACATTCATTGCGTTCGAATAAGAAGTTTACTGGAAAGCCCCGCAAGCTATGCTGATGTAACGACTCTCCAGATCAGGCTGAGAGGTACAAATGCACTGGCCCAAACCGCAGAAAATAAAATCAACATCCGTGGCGCTAAACGAAAACTACCAACGTTAAAGAACCTCAAAGATCATATACAAAACAGTGAATCTCTCAGCGTAAGCGCAACCAGTTCCATTATGCGTTTTGTTGCCTGGTCAATTTATGACGCTAGCGGCGAAGACATCATTAACTGGGCGGTATTAGAGGAACTTGAAACATTATTGGAAAGTCGGGGGGATAGCTTAAACGCCGACTTCTCCGACCAAACCACACTCTGGGAAGCACTCAAAATAATGCTCATTCCAGCTTACTGCGAACCCTCCATTAAAGAGGGTTTTTTTTCGCCTGTTCGCTTTGCAGAAACCGATGATTACAACAACCTTTACACCCCAGACATTATGCTCGATAGCGGCATTACCCGCACTGACACACATTTCAAAGCAAGTGAACCAAAAGGAATCATTGTTGAATATCTCGATCCGGTTACCAGTAGCAATGAAACGGTAAAATGTTTTTTACCTGGCGACCACGAAGCCAAAGCAAAGCGTATTCAAATGAAAGGCGTGACAGATAAAACCAGAGCCTGGCGCTTAGGTTGGCGTGAGCGCTATCGATTAGCCTTCAAACCGGCCACATATAATTTCAGTACCGCCACCGATGCACTAAACAGTGATTACGGTAGCCCTGATGCATTGGTTTCACCATTAAAAGCGAACCAGTCATTCTTTGTAACAGACTACTCGCAGCCGGTACTTACCTTAGATTTCGAACCAGAATTTGAAGCAGGCCAACAGTATATTGCCGTTCTCAGAAAGCCAAATGGCCAGTTCTCCGGTGTTTACAGCATTCAGGCCGGTGCGTCTAACAATCAAATTGAACTGGTTTCACCCAATACACTGGACTTTCAGATTGTATCTGATCCGCAAATGGAACCCACTATTTGCTGTATTGGCACTGCAGATGAATTAGTTCAAAGAGTCTTTATTCGTAACATCCAACCCAGCGGCACTGAGACAGTAAAAGTTACCGCTGAAGAGTACATTCCCGAAATTTTCCAAAACGATAATAACTATCCCGAGTAACTAACCATGACACAGCAATTTCCATCTGTGCAGGAGATTTATGATCTTCAGCGAGATATGAAAGACGCCGAAAAAATTGTGAACGGTGACGCAGATACAATCGTGCAAACCCGACTTGGCGGTGAGAAACCCAGCTTAGCCAGGGCAATTACACAGGCAGTTTTACAATACGGGGCCACTAACTCTCGCGGAGCCTGGCAAACAGGCGTGAGTTACCAACGCAACGACATTTGGCAAACAGGTACTACTTGGTACCTGGTGTTATCCGACTATACCAGCGGCGCAACAGCTCAAGACGATATTGATAACGAATCTGTGTATGTGTATGCAGGCGGTGTGGTGCAATCAGATCTCACCGCGCTCACTGATATGCTTGAGACTGCGATTGCCAGTGTGCGTGATGAAAGTCTGTCCACTACGCCGGGTAATTCAGTTTCTCCGCCAAATTCCCTACCTTACTTGCTGAAGCGCTATATCGGCTATCGCGAAATAGAAAGCTTGCCCGCCACCAATGACGGGCAGGCGGTGCTGGTTGATACGGTGCGTGAGGAAATTTACCTGCCGGTCTCCACCGGGTTTGCTCAAGTCCCAAAAACCATTCGCTCCCGGTTGTTTTTTGTCTGTACGCGGGGCTATATGCTGCGATTTACCAGCGCCTACACCGGCACCATTAAGGCGCGGGTATACCCGATTGATGATACCAGTGTGTTTTTACCCGGTGCGCCGGTGCTGGCGAATAACCAGTGGCACGAAATCAGCGCGAGCGTTGCCAGTTTGTATAAATTTGGTTGGGATGATAATGCCGGGGATGGCTTTCAGGGCATTATTGACTGGGTGCGGCTGGAAAACACCAGTGATGGAAAGGAAAAGTGGGTTGAGCTTAGCAGCAATCAATCCAGCTTGCCCAGTATTGGCGCGATTGTGGACTATCAATTTGGAAGTCAAACCCAAACGCGATTCCAGCAATTTGATTTACGCAGTGATGGCTACTGGTACGGCGAAGATATTACCCCGGCAGCGGCTTACAGTGCTGGCGCAAGCTGGGAGCAGGTAGCGGGTGAATTGCTGACCTATACGGCGACCGCCGCCACCGATGAAACTGACGCATTACAACTCTTTGCGTCCAACACTTACGATCTCTATGAGACAGAACTAATTGTTGTGACCAGTAACTTAACCAACTCAATGGCCGCCACCATTGATAATGCAGAGCCAAACATCATGCACTATGACGGCCCGCATAAGTTCATCATTGATAAAGAGCGTATCTATTTTAAACGTGCAGGCGGCGCTGTATCAGGAACATTTACCATTGAATCTGCAAAATTAAGGCTTCCTAATGACTAATCGCTGTTTTGATATTAACCTGTCTCGCGCAAGTGGCTGGACTGAGGGGGAATCCTGGGCGGATTGTAACCCCGCGCAGTTATTGCGCTCGATTTATGCGCGTGAGTACACGACCGATGAAGATGCCGGGTTTCGTCTTGAAAACGGCGATAACTTTTACATTGGCAGTCTGCCTGATGCGGTACAAGATTGGCGGTTAAAGCGCCCCGCGTGGCTACTCGATATTGATGCTGTGTATGGTGGCGAGGTCAGTTTTTATTTTGGCGTGGCCGTTGGCTCCCGTGATATTGATGTGACGCTCGATAAACCCGCGCCCTATGTTATAGGGGATGGCACGCAAACGCTGATTGAACTCGATGCGGCTTATCACCGGTTTTACGGTTTGCGTATTCGTGACTTTGACGCGGCCATTCGCCTATTGTCTGATAATGACGGAATTACCATAGATGGTGCCGTTACTATCAATACCACGTTGCTGGATGCAAACGGCTTTACGCTGACCAATGCAACATTGCGCAACTGGCATGTGCTGGAGAGTGTAACGCCAGTCCTTGCGCTGAACGACAATGCCAGCGGCGTATCCTTGCAGCGGTTTAATGCGCGGGGGCGCGGCAATATCGGCGTCAGTGTGGGTAGTGGTCACTCTGACATTGAAATCATCAGCGGAAAAATCGTCAATGACGACCACGGCTTTTCTGAAAGTGACACGCTGTATACCGCTCTATTCATGGCAGCGGGGAGCACTGCGATTGTGCGTTATCAGGAATACCACGGTTTTTCCGGGCCTGCCTATGTATTTCATTGTCCGGTCAAGGCTCGCGCCCTGCATAGCTACTTTTGCGGAGCGGGTATTTATGTGGGCGGTGCGGGCAGTGTGTTTTATGATTGCTTTCAAGCATGGACGCGCCAGTTAGCCGGTGACAGCTACGCTTATTATTGTGCGGCGGATTGTGAGTTTATCAATTGCGGCACAAATCTGGATGAAACGGGCGGTCTTGGCGTCTTTGTGGCGACAGAGGGTGTCACCGTCACGATTACGGGCGGCGACTACCGCGCCCGCCTGCCGTTACCGTTTGTCACTGCCCTGGGGAACTGCACCGTCAATCTCGACAACGTGCGAATTAACGGTAATGTGTTTACCGAAACGCTGAACCTAACGCCGGGGCAAAGCTGGCGCGAAACGCTGGCTGCGGTCACTACCGATGTACTACCGGTGTATGCTAACCAAGTGCTACACATGCCGTATAACCATATCCCGGATTTATGGGATGCGGTATCGGTACAGGGTAGCGACCGACCCTTTGAGAATGTCATAGACCTGCCCAGCGGGGCAAAAATTGCCCCCATGAAGCAAGGGAGCGTGAAGTATTTACCGGGTGATGCCTGGCTGCATTTGGATGCGGGTGAAACGGCGATCGATTACTTTCGCTACTCTACTGAAACCGAAATTTATACACACCAGTTCGAAATACACCCGCCAGCCAATTTAGGGCCGCGTGTGGTGGCCCCTGATGGGTTTAGCGGTGCAAATTGGACGCAAAACGGTCAGGTTTACAGCGCCACCGCGCAGAATGATGTGTTATCAGCCAGCTATGCCTTTGAAGCCGATGAAGTCTATCAAATTCAAATTCAACTGACCGATATCACCGCTGGCAGCATTAAACCGCGCATTGGTGGAGTGCTCAGTGATGATGATTACAGTCATACCATCCCAGGCTTTGAAGTGTGGCTTATCCGCGCCCCGGTTTCGGCGTCAGTGATTGACATTGTGCCAACGGGCTTTACCGGCACGATTGGCGCGATTTACGTGAAAAAACTCTTGTGCAGTGGTGCGGTGCCCACGCCGACAGTGAGTGCTACTGACAACGGCGATGGCACGATAGAAGTTAAGTGGGACGTTGTGCAGGCGGCACGTATCCGCGATACAGTGACAGCTGATGTGACCGTAACAGGCTTAATGTATAACGACCCCCACGCTGGATTCATAGACTACTCAAGCGCCGGCAAAAATTTCCGGTTTGATAACGTTGAAGCGAATGCGGTGCGAAAAGGTATATCGCTCTATGGCTGCGACAGTGTTGAAGTAAACGGGTTTAAATATACCGGTGGGTATACGGGCCAAAGTCAAATATGGCAAAACGCCATTGTGATTGATCAAAACGACGGGCCGTTTGCAATGCTTGCGCAAATTCATGGCCTTGATGCCGATTTATTGCTCGATAGCAGTTACGGTAACTATTCCAGCGAGTTTGGTAACAGCGACATTATTGTGATCAATGGTGGCTACCAGTCTACCCAGCCTATTTATGAAAAAACCAATTACGTCACCAATCTGGACGGTAAACACGGCTCAGACTCCATTATTGATACCAAAGCTTACACAGAGGTTAATTACGCCTCAATGCTGGGCAGTTACCGTAATTTGCGGGTACACAATGTCGGCACCGTGCGGCTTTCAAACAGTCAACTTACCCAGGAATACGGCACCCGCGAAGCGCTGACCGTGACTCATTCCCACGCCATTATTGAATTATGGAATACGGCAGTGGATGGGATCCGTTGCGTGACGTTGGCGCAGATGGGAGAGCAAAAGAAAGACGACAGTTTCTACTATGAGGGGGCCAGTGTGACAGCCGGTGACCGCTCCATCCATGTGCTGAAATCCTACCCCAGTCACCACGATTATGGCCGGTGCAATATGACCGATATGGAGTTTGAATATTCCAGTAATGGCGGCAGCAGTTGGTCAAATTTACCTTTGGATAACGTTGGTTTGCCCGGTGTCCAGGGGAGTTTTAAGCGTACCGTCAGTCTGAGCGCTGGCAGCTATCAATTACGGGCCCGGTGTCGCAATGGTGGCGATATTGGCGCGTGGTCATCCTCTTTATCAATTACAGTGAGTTAACACAATGGCATTATACGACTTTACAGGGGCGAATGGTGATCCGTTACCGGCCGGATTGACGGCGGCAGCGGGTACATTTGAAATAAATAACAACAAACTTTTTGCCACTGGTAGCAATCCTGGCGGGCTTGGGTGGCTGGTAACTCAGCAAAGCGCAGCAGATGCCACTATACAAGCAACTTACAACGCAGAGGGCGATAGTAGCGCATCGCTTGAGGGGGTTGTTTTCAGGTTGTCAGATAACGCCAATTTCTTAATTGCTGGAATTAACGCCAGTACAGGTGAGTTTGCAATTTACGCCGCGCAAAGCGGCTCTTTTAACAAGCTGACGCAAATTAATATCCCTAGCTTTAGCACGACCACAGATTACACGATAAAAGTGGTTATGAGTGGCCAGGATATTGTCGCCACTGTTAACGATGCCAACACGCTAACCCGTACAGCGGCGTTTAACGAAACTGCTACGCAGCACGGCTTGCGCTATGCATCGGTCAATAAAAGCTTTGATAATCTATCAATTCCGCGAGGTGTTATCACGCCGTCTATTGCTAGTTACGAAACGTGGCAGCGTAACGAGTCTGACCAAGCGCTCGTTGAATTTGATGTTGATTATGAGGGGTCGGCCACAACCATTGAACGGCAATTGGATGGCGGGGCATGGGATACCATCGTTGCATCCCCAGCATCAAGTGGCACATACAACGAATCATTGACGCTGGATACGGGGCATCACACGATTGCCTATCGGTTTAGTAATGATGTGACAGGCACACTGGTTACACTGGACTATGTTACCGTGGGCGATGTGTTTGTGCTGGCAGGTCAGAGTCAGATGCGCTCACAGGGCGAGAATTTCCAGACGTATAATCGCTCGACAAACGGCACCCGTGCGGTATTACTGGGTAACGATGATGTGTGGAAGGAGGCCAGCGACCCAATTGATGACAACACAAACCAGGTTGACGGGGTATCAAACGATGAGTTGTTAGGTCGGGATGCCGCAGGCGGCTCGTGGATGATGCGATTTTGTGATAACTGGCTGTCTGAGCATGACGTGCCGATTGCAATGATCATGTGTGCATTGGGCGGCACGTCTCAGTCAGACTGGCAAAAAACATCATCGACTACGTACAACGGCATTAATCTCTATCAGTCAATGACGCGACGCATTGGTATTGCACATGGTTGTCGTATGGTGTTTTTCCAGCAGGGAGAATTAGATGCTGGTACAGGTACGAGTTCGGCGCAGTATCAGGCCCTATACAACGCACTCATTAATGACATTAAAGCAGATTTTGGTCTGGATACATTAATCATTCCACTCGGTGATATTGATGCGGCTGGCTATGACCCAACGGATGTTGCCACCATTCGCGCCGCGCAAATACTGGTTGCCCAAAATAACAATAACGCTGAGATAACAAACCCGCTGACCGGCATACCGGTATCGCTAACAGATGGGATCCATTTTGAAACCGATGCGGCATTACAGGCGGTTGCTGATGTGGTGTATAACTCCTACTCAACATTGTTTGACATTGAGTTAGCGCCCGCAGCGACGGGACCAATCGCCAGCGCCGGACCAGACCAATCGGTGGCGGCAGGGGTAACAGTCACGCTAGATTTTACCGGCAGTACAGCCGGGGATGCGGCCATTGTAAGTTATGCCTTGGCACAGGATAGCGGTGATACCGTAACGGTTGATAGTTCCACGCCCACCGCGCCGACTTTTACCGCACCGAGCACCAACAGCGCACAGAATTTAACGTTCACGCTCACCGTGACCGATGCCAACGGGTTAACCAGTACAGACACTGTCACTATTAATGTAGCTGCTGCTGTTCAGCAGCAAGTTAGCTCAGACTTTACTGCCACCTTTACCGGGCTTGCTAACGGCACCTACGACACCCGCGTCATTGATGTAGATAATGAAGCGCTGATTTTCTTTGGACAAAAAATCTATGCCAGTGGCGCGACAACCTTTACCTTTGATGATGTGCCGGTGGGTACAAATATCGAGGTTAGCGTCTTACTGGCTGAAGATGGGGGCTTGCTGCGTGGGGTGACTTTATGAAATTAGGGGCAATTGGGCCACTTGGGCATGTAGTTGTTTCTGTTTGGACTTTCATTAATGCTCTAGCTGACAACACATACACCCTCTCTTCAGAAAGCACCGTTACTGCGTATAGTGGCCGCAATAATTTAGTTAACTTAGCGTTTGGTGTTGAATCCCCAACTAATGATACAGTTGTATCTGAGTCAGGGTGTTTAGATTTCTCAGCGAGCAATAATGACATTGCTAAAATTGACGTAATCGTAGGAGACCAGATATTAAGTTACCCGGGTGATCATGTGGTAGTCGAAGGAGACGTACTTAAAGTTCGATTCGGTAAAATGAATCTACTTCGAGGAACTTACCATCCAACCGTAGTGATTTACATGACTGGTGAGACAAACGGGATTGTTTTATGTGGTGCTGAAATGCCTGCTTCATTTCTATTAAACTATCGAACTTGA